TCCTTGACCTTGTACTTATCATCCGGTGTTGACGTTGTTTAAGCGGGCTGCGGCTCATCTGGTGTTGACGTTGCACTTATCATCCGGTTTTGACGTTGTTGTTATCATCCGGTAGCGTCCTCCCGAGCAGTGACTGGAAGAACCCTTGACTTTTGTGTATGATTTATGGTATGCTAGCACAGACGTTCTATAGCACGTTAGTTCTAGGGGAGGAGGTGACGGTGTACAAGTTGGCTTTTGGAGTGATGAGGGCAGTGTGGGGGAGATGGTATGGCGCGAAATCCAGACAAGAAGCGTTGTGTGTACCCCGGGTGCAAGGCATGGGCAAAGAGGGGCGGGGACCTGTGCGCATCACATTCCAGACAAGGTCAGGTCGGTGCCCCCATGGCAAACACAAACGCAGTTAAGCATGGGTTCTACGGTGTGGGCGGCAAAGTGGAAGTTCGAGATGTCCCTACGCTGGATGATGAGATCGCGTTGTTGGCTTCAAGACGGGATGCTGTGGATCGCTGGATGATGGCGAGGTTGGATGCCGGTGAGGAGGTGGATGTACTCAAGTATCTGGCGTTGATTGGGGAGATCGGTAGTCGAATCGCTCGGATGTTGAAGACGAGGGATGCTCTGGGTGGCAGCGGTGACGTGATTGAGGGGCTATTTAGCGAAGTGTTGGATCTGCTTGATGGCCAGGTCGAGGTTAAGATTTGAGTGATGATCGGCGCGGGGGATTCGTTAAGTTGGCGTGTGCGTGGTTGTCGGATGTAGGACGGTTTAGCAGGTACGTGATAGAGCGACCATTGCGTGGTTACCAGGTCGAGGTGGCGCAGGAGGTTGCGCGGGCAGTGCTGGGTAAACGTGGTGGAACTTATGCTGTGATGATGAGCCGCCAGGCAGGCAAGAACGAAACAGCAGCTCAGCTCGAGGCCTATCTCCTGAACGTGTTCCAGAGAGTTGGCGGGTTCATCGTGAAGGCCTCGCCTACGTTCAAGCCACAGACTATCAATAGTATCATGCGTCTTGACACGTGCTTGGATAATCGCTGGAACGGAGGCCGGTATCACAGAGAGAAAGGTTACATGACCAGGTTGGGTAATGCTCGTTGTGTGTTCTTCTCCGCTCAGCCAGGAGCTAACGTAGTCGGTGCCACGGCCAACATCCTCCTGGAGTGTGACGAGGCCCAGGAGGTGCTGGAATCGAAGTGGAGCAAGGATTTCAGACCGATGGGGGCTTCCACGAACGCAGTGACGGTGTTGTGGGGCACGGCATGGACTAGCACAACGTTGTTGGCTCGGACCATAGCGGCCCTTCGAAGGCTGGAGCAGCAGGACGGGCAGAAGCGGGTCTTTTTGGTGCCATGGGAGCGGGTTGCAGAGGAGGTCCCGGCTTACGGTGAGTACGTGCGTGGAGAGATACAGCGCCTCGGTCGCAATCATCCCCTGGTGAAAACTCAGTACTTTCTGGAGGACATCGATGGTGAGGGTGGGATGTTTCCCAGGGATCGTCAAGCTCAGATGCGGGGTGATCATGAGCGGATCGATGCTGGAGTCCCAGGCCGGGAGTATGCTCTGCTGGTGGACGTCGCCGGTGAGGATGAGGAAGTCGAGGATATGGAGGCGCTATCGCCCCTGCAGGGGCTTGGCCGCCGAGACTTCACGGCGGTGACGGTGGTAGAGGTGGATCGTTCGACCTGTGATGATGTTCTGATTGGTGCTCCTTCTTATCGTGTGGTGGATCGGTACTGGTGGCGTGGGACAAAGCACGTGCGGCTCTATGCCAAGATCGTGGACTTGGCGAATAGCGTTTGGAAGGCTCATTGGGTGGTCTGTGATGCCACGGGAGTTGGTGCAGGCATGGCGTCTTTCCTGGAAGCTACGATGCCAGGGAGGGTGATGCCCTTTGTTTTCAGCAGCAAGAGCAAATCAGATCTGGGGTGGGCTTTTCTGGCTGTCTGTGACACGGGGCGCTTCAAGGATCACCAGGATGACGGCTCTCCGGAGTATGCTCAGTTCTGGCGCGAGGTAGGCGAGGCTGACTATGAGATTCTCGATGGCCCTGGGAAGCGAATGCGGTGGGGTGTGTGGGATCCGTTGGTACATGATGACCTTCTGATCAGCGCCAGTCTTTGTTCTCTCTTAGACGAGGCCGCAGGAGTCTATGTCGAGAGTGCGGTAGTGGAGGCGGAGGATGTTCTGTGAATCCGCAGATTACGCAGATTACGCAGATGCGGACGCAGATGAGGCAAGGTGTAAGTGGGGGGAGTGTGAGAGTGTTGGTGGTGATAGTGCTCTTGCTGGTGGCCATGGCCATGGCTATGCCAGTGGCGACGGTGACCTGTAATCCAGAACCGACGTTTTGGCCGAGTGAGATTACGGGTCCAGAGGAGTGGGGGATTCCATGTCCGGAGGCTGTGCTGGAGTACACTGTGTATGGTCGGGTGACAGTTGGTGAAGATGTTCCTCTCGAGGGGGCAGAGGTTCGGGTGAATCGGATTGCGGGTGGTGGGCAGACTGGTGCAGGTGCAGCGTTGAGTGATGCTGCTGGTGAATATCGGATCTGTGTCGCTGGACCTGTGGAGGCGTTGAGGATTTACGTCATTTACCCGGTTGGTTGCGAGGCCTGGGGGGTGACATCTCCGGTGGGTTCCTGGGGGTTAGAGGTGGTACATTGGCCGAATCCACCGGCGATGTGCGGTCCGATTTTGTGGAAGGCGACTTGTGAAGTGTCGCCCGTAAAGCACACTGTTACGCCGACATCCCTCCCTACGTCGACTCCAGTCCCATCTCCGACTCCAGTCCCATCTCCTATGCCAACAGGGGCATTCTACCTGGTTGTGCCTCCGGCGTTGAGGATGACGCCGGCTGCAACCTGTAACGAGCGTCAAGAACAGATCGTCACCGTAGCAGTGTATGCTGTTAATCTGTTGCGGCTCTGGACTTATATTGTGGCTGCTGTGGCGGGGCTGGGTGTAGCCCAGAACATAATCAAGTGGAAGGACAGGAGTTGATAGATGGGGATAAGGTCTAGAATAGCTCAGGCTCTGTTCGGAGACGTGATCGATGGTCGGGTGCAAGCTGCTGTAAAGGTGATTGATGACAAGTGGTGGGCGCAGATCGCCGGTGCAGTTGGTCCCCATGATGTGCAGTGGCATGAGAAGCAGGCTCAGCTCTCGGATGCACTCGAGGCATGGCGTACGAACCCGATGGCAAACCGGATTGTGTCGCTGATGACAGATTACGTTGTGGGTTCAGGAGTGCGACTCCTCTCCGGAGTTCCCTGGGTACAGGACTTCATCGACTCTATGTGGGAGCATAGGCGAAATCGTCTTGACATGCGGGTGTACCGCTGGTGTGACGAGTTGACCAGGTCGGGAGAGTTGTTCCTGGTGTTGTCGACGAATACAGTGGATGGATTGAGTTATATCCGCGAGGTGCCGGCCTCGAGGATAGACAAGGTCGAGACTGATCCGAATGACTATGAGCTAGAGCTACGCTATCACGAAATGAGGTCACCTACCGGCCAGAACAAAGAGGAGGTCGGCTTAGAGGGGCGTTGGTGGACGGCTGCAGAAGCTCCGGGTGCGGTGGCTGTTAAGCAGGTAATGGTTCACTACGCTATCAATCGTCCCATCGGGTGTGTCCGTGGCCAGGGGGATCTCGCTTCGATTTTGGAGTGGCTGAGCCATTACAAGAGCTGGGTCGAGGATCGGGTCAGGGCCAACAAGTACAAGAACGCTTTCCTGTGGCAGGTGACGTTGAAGAATGCGACCAGAGACCAGATAGCTGCCAAGCGGTCACAGTACGCGAGGCCTCCGTCCCCAGGCAGTATCTTAATCACAGACGAGAACGAGGAGTGGGTTACAGTTCAACCCGAGCTCCAGGGCTGGGACGCGGCCAGTGATGGGCATGCAATCCGGCTGATGGTTGCAGTGGGGGCTGGGGTTCCGCTCCACTTCCTGAGTGAAGGTGAGAGTGCAACTAAAGCCACGGCTGCAGAAATGGGTGATCCCACGTTTCGCCATTACATTCACCGGCAGTTGTTCTTCTGTGAAATGCTGATGGATATGGTCAGAGTGTGTGTAGGTAGAGCAAGGGCCGTTGGTCGCGGGTGGGGTTGGCAGGATTTGAAGCTGAGCTATGAAGTCCAGGACTTGACGAAGGATGATAACGAGAAGTTGGCCAATGCCGGCAAGACAATCGTGGAAGCTCTGGCGGTGATGAAGGAGCAGGGTTGGGTCGACGATGAGACGGCGATGAGGATAGCTTATCGTTTCGCGGGTGAGCTGGTCGACGTGAATGAGATGATGCGGCGGATGGGGACGATGGATCCGAAGGGTGCGGCGACGGGGCCTGGCCCGGGAAGTGTGGAGGAGAGTGAAGGTGAAGATGGGAGTGAGGGTGTGTAGTTGCCCTTATCATCCGGTTTGGACCTTGTTCTTATCATCCGGTTTTGATGTTGTGCTTATTATCCGGCCAAAGGAGGGCAATGTGAGTGGGGGTAAAGGTGACGACCACGGTGGCGCTGCTGCTGGTGGTACTGGGTGTGGGTGGTTGCTGGGGATTCTGGCGTTGGGGCTGGTGCTGTGGTCTATCTCGCTGAGCGTCGGTATGGGTGCAGACATTGTGACGGCTGGAGCGGTCGGAGTTGGCCAGGAGTATAACGGGTTTGCGGGGTTGCTGTTGTTGTTGGGGTTGGCGGCGTTGTGCATGGCTAGACGGGGGGAGAGGTGATCCGCAGATTACGCAGATGCTCCGCAGAGTACGCGGAGTACACAGATTGGGTGGGAACGGGGAGTGTGGGAGTGTTCGTGGGTTAGCTAAGGGCACGGGCAAGGTGAAGGCTATGAGAGGAGCGGAGCGTGAGTGAAGAAATACAGCAAGATGTAAGAGTACAGTTGGGCAATTTGGATCCAGTGTCGGATGGTGGGTTGTTTGACGTGGTTTGTATACGACCTGGTGAAGCAAACGGGGTAGAGTTCTCGCCTGGTGTTCTTCAAGACGCGGTCGGTCTGTTCGAGAATGCGAATGTGTTTGTGGATCATAGCGGGTTCTTTGATAGTGGCAGGAGCGTGGGAGATCTTGCGGGTGTTATCACGCATGTGCGTTACCAGGCTTCGAAGGGGATAGCAGGCCGGCTGCGGCTGATGACTCCCTCCAGTTGGTTGGAAGGGTTCCTGCGCCAATTGGTGTCTGATCGTGAACGTGGTCTGGCGGTGCCTCGGGTGGGGTTGAGTGCGGATTTGTATATCCAGAGGAAGGGGGTGAATGTCGAGGAGATTCGGCGGGTGAATAGTGTCGATATAGTTTTTGATCCTGCCGCGGGTGGAAGTTTTGAGCGGGTGTTGAATAGTGTACATGGTGGCCATGGAGGTGGCAAGATGGGTGAGAAAGTAGTTGAGTCTGTAAGTGTGGGTGTGGGTGAGGTGAGGAAGCAGGTACAGCCCCCCCTTAATCCCCCCCGTGGGACAGAACAGGGGGGAAGTACGAATGATGAGGCTTTGGTAACGGCTGCGGCTCAAGGGATGGAAATAGTGGAGCTGCGGCGAGTGCAGTGTGCTGCGGTGTTGGGGTCGGTGATGGCTGCGAACTCGGACTTGCCGGCTTCTATGGCTACTCTTCTGGAGGAGCGGTTCAAGGGTGGCATCTTCGATGCTGCTGATCTCCAGAAGGAAGTGACGGCCATTCGCAAGGCGTGGGCTGATCTCCAGGAGTCGAGTGTGATTCAGGGGATGGGTACGGGGAGTGATGGATCCCCTGCAGGGGATCGTTTGTCGCTTCCTCGCGTTCGTGGCATGTGGGATACGATGGATCGTGTGCAGATGGCGTGTGACCGACTGATGGGGCTGGAGATTCCGAGCGAACATTCGGACTTGCCCAGGCTGTCTGGGATCCGCGAGTTGTATCTGATGCTGACCGGTGACCACGAAATGTACGGCCGGTTCAATCCTGACCGTGTCCAGTTGACGTGTGAAGTCACCACATCTACCATGACCTCGGTGGTGAAAAATGCTCTGAACAAAGTACTGCTCAAGTCCTATAACATGCGTCCACAGTGGTGGGCACCGATTGCATATGAAGAGGACTTTACCACCCTGAACGAAATCACTTGGATTAGCCTTGGTGGTATCGCTGATCTGGACACGGTGACGGAAGGGGCTGC